TTGAGGTGCTAGCGGGGTAACTCCCATGGAGGTTCAAGTCCTCTCCTTCGCACCGCTGTTTTTTGATTTTTGGGTCCGTCGGCCGTCCCCGGTATTCTGAGAGCGTCCCTGGAGTGCTGCTGCCGCAGCGCGAAACGAGGGACGGATGTAGCGCGCCGTCGTGCTCACGTGCTTGTGGCCCATTAGAAATTGCACGCCCGGGAGGTTGCCGCTCTCCTCGAGCATGTGCGTACCGGCCGCCGAGCGGAAGTGTGCGCCGCAGAAGCGGTCCGCGATGGCCTTTGGCAACGCCGACTTCGCGGCCTGCTCGAGCGCATCGCGGTAGTCGTGCTTGCCGAAGATCAGCCCGCGCTCGGGGCACACCCGGTCGAGCGCTTCTCGCGCGGCCTTCGACAGAGGCAGCTCTCGGCCCCATCGGATCTTGTCCGCGTCGTCCGTGAGTAGCAGGGTCTCGGCGCCCTTCTGGTAGTGCTCGGGACACGAGAGCCGGTCGAGAGTGCCGGGCCGCAGGCCGGTCGCGTAGGCGACGACGAAGCGGTCGCGGATTGGGAAGGGCGGCACGTTCGGGCTCGTGCTGTACGGACGCAGGGCCGCGATGAGCGCTTGCGCCTGCTCTGGCGACAACGACGGCGCCGCGCCGCGCCTGCGCTTCGCGTAGCGCGTCCCCGTGGTCTTTTCGGGGACGCCGGGGACGTTGATCTCTCGCTGCAAGTAGCCGGCCTCTTTGCACCATCGCAGGAATCTCCGGAACGCCGACAGCTCCTTCCGGACGGTCGACGCGAGTACGACCTTGAGCCGCTTGTTTCGGTAGCCGAGCGCCGTCACTTCCGCGACGTCGACCAGCGTTTGCCAGTGGTCGAGCCAATGCCCGCCGTACACTTCCCACGTGTCCGCCGTGTCGACGTCGATGGTTGAATCGCTCTCTAGCCATTCGTCGATGAGGTCCTCGAGTGGAGGGGTATCACCGCGGCGAATGACGGGGCGCTTGGCGGGCTCGCGCTGGACGTGGTCTGCGTAGATGCGCGCAGCCTCTTTGCCTGCCTCTCTTTCATCCTCTGTGCCCGTGCTCCGGTCATGCGTTTCACCGTTGTGCGTGAAGCGGACGATCCAGACTTTTCGACCTTTGGGGCGTCGGAGGCGCCATCCTTCTGCGTATCTAGACATGCTTGTAGTGCTGTACGGGGGTACAACACGCGAGCGCCAATCCGTACCGGCGTCAAGAGCGGTCGCAGATGTCTGTCAAAAGTGCTCACACTCACACGGCAATAGTCTGCCGCCTCGCTCCGGGTGAGCAAGTCGTGATGACTGATGACAGACACGGTTTGGGTCATTCTTCGTCGTCGGGTGCGATGGCTGCTGCGATGAAAGCGAGAGCGCAAAAGAACACGAGCGGAGCGAACGGGAAGAGCTCGACCGCCTGCTCTAGGTGAATCACCCCTCGCCTCGCAGCCCACTTTCGATGATTGGCACCAGCACGTTTTTGGCCGCGCTCAATGGCGCCTTGTCTACGTTGCGCTCGATGGCCTCGAGCGCTTCGCGCATCATCCGCGGGCGGTACATGAACAGCTCGCAGAACGACTCCCACACTTTGATAGAAGCGAGGCAATCGCCGAGTGCCGTGTGTGCGTCGTGCTCGATGCCAAAGTACTCGGCAAGCGTCACTAAGCCCGTGCGCGGCACCAAGTCGTAAACCCAAAGGATGTAGCCGAGCGCGCTCGTGTCGAGCTTGCGGTGCGACCAATCGGGCATTGGCTGGCCCGTGCGGAAGCACTCGACTTTGAGCATCTGTTGATCAAACGCCGGGTTGCTGCCGCCCATGAAAGCGCCCTTTAACATCGCCGAGACCTCTTTAGAGCACGCGATGTCCCAAGTCTCTGCGCCTTCGGCCTTCCAGCGCGCCGGCGTGTAACGGTTGATCTTGGCCGCCTCGGGCGGGCACGGCTTCTTCGGCTGGATGTACGCGTGCAGCACGGTCTCGGTATCGCCGTCTTGCCACTTCACGATCGCAAGCTCGATGATCTCCGAGTCGGGGTACTTGTCGAGCAAGCCCGTCGTTTCAGTGTCGACGAAGTGAATGATATGCGATTCGGTCATCACGTAATCGCCTCGCAAGCAGCGCGCCACGCATCGCGGATCTTGTCGGGCAGCTCGTGCCACTGGGGCATCGGCGCGCCGGCGTAATTCTTCCACCCAACGAAGTCGCCATACGCATCGTAAGCGACATGAGCCGTTTCTTTCATGGTCTATCTCCAGCTGTTGAAAGGTGCCCCGTGTACGGCCGGGGCAACGCCGTCGGTTTCAGAACGGTGCAGCTTCTTCGAGGCGTTCCCACGAAGAGTTTTGGTAAGGCTCGCCGTTCTCGTCGAGCGACGTCGAGTGCTGAATCGTGCAGTAGACTTGCTTGCCGGCGAGGGGATTCGCGCCGAACGCTTTGACGCCTTCCGCCTCGCCGAACATTGCGTCAATCAAGTCGCCCCAATCGGGCTCTTCGACGTCGAGCTCGTCATCGTCGGCGCAGTCGCACACGGCGACCGTGAGTTGCTTGACGCGCGACATGCCTGAGTCGTAGCTCTTGCCGCCCGTGTTGATCATCACGAGTGCTTCTTCGCCGATGCGCGTCGCTGCCGGATCTTCGTTGTTCTCGATGACCTTGACGTACAGCATCAACGTGCTGCCGGTGCGACTCGCCGCGCTGCGCACAAACTCGATGATGTACTGCCCGCGCTTCAACTTCTCGGCTGAAGGCTGCGCGGCCTTGATCCCCGCGTAGCGTCCGCCGGGAACCTTCGGCTTGGTTGCCGCTCGAGCCGGCGCTTGACCTCGTGCCGCGGGGCGTGTTGCTGGCGCTGCCGCGCCGGATGCTGCTTGACGAAAACCCATGATGACTCTCCTTCTGTTGTTGACGAAACTAGGCCGCATACTTCCGACGCCAACGCAGAGCGTCGGACGGAAACACGCAGTCTTTGAACTCTGCGCGCAGTAGCTTTTGCGTTTGCCCCTGCGTCTGCTTGACGAAGTGGGCCTCTTTGCGCGCCATGTCGAACGAGTAGCGAGACAACCCCGAAGTCACGAGCTCGACGAAGCGCACGGGCTTCTTCTGCTTCTGCCGGTGCGTGCGTCCGTACAGCTGCTCACGGTCGCGCGCGCTCGCTGGCGCACCTACTACATAGTTGTCGTTGAACATCTGCAGGTTTCGGCCGCGAAGGTTCGCAGCAATCGAGAGCACCGCCGAGCGCTCGCCCGTCTGTCGGTCGATTGCGCCGCCGTCCGCGGAGAGCCCGCCGGCTCCGTAATATTTGAGACCCGCAGCCTTCGCGATAGCTTCGCCCACGGCTTCGAACTTGGTCCAAACCAAGCACACGTTTTCGCGCGCGTACTTCGCCGCAGCGTGCACGACCGAAGCAGAGAGCCAAGTCGGAACGCTCTGAATCTTGAACGAGGGTTCTTGGACGTCGTACCACTCGACGATGATTGGATGGTCACGGAAGGCTTTCTTCACCGCTTCCGGTGTGTCGAACGGCACGCGGCGCGAGACCTTGAAACCGCACTGCTTGCAGACGCCAGAAGCACGCTTTGCAATCGTGCCGCAGCGCTCGCATTCCGGCAGCGCGTAGTGCCGCGTCCCGCCTATCTTCGTCGAGATGAAACGAGCAACGGCGCGGCGCGCTTCGATGTACTCGAGCGGCGGCCTCGGATGGATCTTGAAGTAGAGACCTTGCCCTAGCTGCTCTTCGTGCGCGTAGCGGTCGAGCGTCTCGAGCAGTTCCCAACCATCTGGCGTCTCTTCTTCGTTGCGGAAGAAGTCAAAGCGTTCGTTCAGCTCTTCGTCTTCGGGCGCGCACCGCAGCTCAATCGACAGCGGTTGGTCACAAGAATCGGAATCCGAGATGATGACGCCGGGCGTCGAGCACAGCCGTTTCTGAAACGCGGCGCGCGCGATGTCGCGGTCCGTCATGTCCGGCACACGTTCGATCCGCGCCAAGTCCACGAGCACGCCGACGCGCGTGCGTTGCCCTCGTGGACCTCGAGCGAACTTGGCGGGCTTCTCGTCGAGTGCTGCCGCCCACGTATCGCTCTCGAATGGATCGAGCGGCCATGGCGCGCCCTCTTCGAGACACCACACCAAGAAGTGCGAAAACTGCTGCGTTGAAAAGCGCGTGCCCGTCCCGGTGCCCGTGAGCACCTTGCAGCCGCTCTTCGTTTTCCAACGCGCGAGCCGCACGGTAACCGAGCCTTCTTGGTTCGAGAGCTTGTCGGCTTCGTCGATGCCTACGAAGTCGGGCTTCAGCTGCTCGAACAAGTCTAGGTTTTCGTCTTGCGTGAATTCGTTGAAACCCATGATGCGCATCGGCTTGCCGCGCAACCAATGGCGCTCGTACCCTGCGAATTCGTTCCACGTCTTCTCGCGCAAGCCTGACGGGATGATGAGTAGCGGGCGCTCGGCCTCGAGCACGTAGGGTGCGAGGTAAAAGATCAGCGTCTTGCCATCGCCGACGGGCAAACCGCAGTAGGCGCCGCCGACTTCGCAGAGCTCACGCAATGCGGTACCCTGCTTGTTGACCAAGTGCGCGCCCTCTTTGCGACCGAGCGGCGTCGTCAACAACGGCGTCAAAGCGGCGTTGTCGCGCTCGGCTTGCTCCTCTGTGAGCTCACGCATCGGCAAAGCGCAGATGCGTTTGAAGTCTTCAGAGATGCCAACCGAGCGCGCCATTTTTCACTCACTCAGCAGGGAAGAAAGCCGAGTGCACCGCGGCCGCTTGTTCGTACAGCGCCGAGCCTTGGGGAATCGCGATAGTCGCGCCGCTCTCGAACACGAGAGAGATGGTGCCGGCGTCGGTATCGCTTGCGCCGCGTCGACGAGCACCGCCACGGCGGGCGCCGCGGGCTGGCGCTTCGCTCTGTTGCGAATCCTGCGCCTCGCTCGTCTCGCCTTGTTCCTGCGCCGGCTCGCTTGAAGCGGCGTCTTCGGCTGGCGCGGCTGCGCGAGTGTTGGCGGGCTTGTCTCCGCCTCCGATAACGCCGGCCGCTTGTGCATTTTTACGAAAGCCCATGATTGTTCTCTCCTGCTCTGCTTTGGTTGATGCGCGCATAACGCGCAGGATCTTGCCCACGGAGCGCCGTGCCTCGCACGGTCCGCCTCGTGAGTGGTGGTACATGCAACCGCCGAATTGGTCGCATGCCGCAGTATTCGCAGGCATCTGGTCAACGGTCAACTTGTTTCGTATGTTGTTGACCAATTCGGCGCCGCGGTTGACCAACGGCAGGGCTCGCCTGAGCGCCCCTTCCCGCGTGACCATGAAGTCGACCGCGCGTGCTTTCGGCGTCCCTTCCGTCCGGTAGTAGACCCAACGGCATGCGATGCGCTCGAGGTTGTGCCGCAGCATCACGTCGAGCGGGTACACGATGCCCTGCGGGTCTTCGATGAGCTCTTGCGGCGTTTTCACCCAATCGAAAGAGCTCGTCGTCTTGTGATCGATGACGCGAAACGTGTCGTCTTTGCCGACGGGCACGAGATCGATGTAGCCGTTGAATTCGTAGTTCAAACCGGGGACGACGCGCGACGTAAAGTCTTTGGCTACGGGGCGCTCGAGAAACCAGTCGCGCAGCGTCGAAGGATGCGGCAACAACGGAAGGCCTGCGAGCATCACGCGGCCGGGTAGGTCGTTCCAGTCGATAGCCGCGGGCTTCGCGCCCGGCCGGAAGCTCTCGTACCAGCGCTCAATGATGCTGTGCCCTTCGTGGCCGATAGCCGGCCGGCGCAGCTTGTTCCACGCCTTGACGGCATCTTTGCCTTTCGGTTTCGGGATGCGCTTCGCTTGTGCCCAAGTGAGCTTTAGTTCTTTGCGCCCTTCGACGTAGATATAGAACCACTTGCGGTCGCAAAGCTCTGCCGTCGAGATGGCCGACGGCGACGCCTGCTCGCGCGGCTTGTAACTCGCGTTGCGCGCAGGACAGCTCATCGGCACGCCTCGCAGCGCGGTCGAGTGCCTGTGCGCAAGTATTGTCGAAACTGCTTGGCTTCGATGATGCGCTCGGCTCCGCAGCTGTGCTTGAAAACCCAACGCGCGCCGTGACCGATGCTCGGAGCGGCGCGCGTTACTTCCCAACCGGCAAGCTCTGTGTTGCCAAGCAGGTTCTTGGTTCTGTCTTTGCCTCGCCCGATGCGAACGCGCGGAATGGTAATGATCGGGCGGGGTATAGACATCACTGACCCGAGAGCGAAGGGAAACGGATGGCTGGCGTGTTCAGACTCTCGCGGGGCATCTCGAGCACGCGCTCGATAGCTCGGTCGCGGATGCGGTTGAGCATGCCTCGCAGCTCGGCGTTCTCCTTCTCGGCCATCGCTGCTTTGGTTCGCATGTTGGTTAAGTCCGCCAACGTGCGCGATAGCGCCGCACTTACTTCGTCGTAGTTCTTGCGAGCCGTCATCAACGCGAGCTCTGAAGCGTCGAGCGCGTTGGCCATCGTCATCTTGGTTTGACGCTCGGCGCGTGACGGGCGGATGCGTTTCTTTTTCTTGGTTCCCATGTGTTCTCCCTTGTTGTTGAAAGCCCATCGAGGGGCTCGAAGTGTCAGAGCGAAACAGCGAGGTCTAACTCGAGCTGTCGCGCCTCTTCTTGGAACTCAGATAGCGCGTTGCGTTCGTCGTCGGTTGCGACGGAGGCTTCGCGCAGCTTGTCGTCAAGGTTCTGCGCAATCTCCCGCAGCTTGTCGGCAACGTGCCAAGTGTGTTCGTACAGCTCGCGCCAGACGCGCGGCTCTTCCCAATCGAATGGCTCGTCGTTGCCGAGCGCCTGCGATAACGCGATGCGCGCGCCGTCGAGCTTCGTCTCGAGCTCTTCTATCGCGGGGGGGTCCCACGTCGGAACTTCGACGTCTGCGCGGAACTCGAGCTTTTGAATGTCACGCAGCAACGCCTCGCAACGCGCATCTTCGGTCTCGATTCGACGTGCTTTCAAGAACGCGATATTGGCTGGCGAGGTCAACGTTTTCTCGTTCATGTTGATGTCACAGTGCCACGGTCGTCAGACATCTGCAAAGCTTTTTGTTGACCGCGGTTTTAGCGCTGAACTACGCCGATCTCTGAATGCGGCCCGGGCAGCCAAACGAGTTGTTTCTTCTGCACGCCTCGCCCCTGCTTCCAATGGTAATTGGCAAGGAGCCGACCCGACTGCACGAGATTGCGCACGGCCGACCGCTTGTTGTTCGCGTTCTTGTTGCCGGAGCTGCCCACGAGCTCGGACACAGTCACTTGTTGACCGCCCGGATAGTGCGCTTGCATCTTAGCAATTAACGGACCTTCTTCGGCTTCGATTGCTTTGCGCATCTCTTCGACCGTCATCGGCGCAATCTCGAGGCTCGCTTCGACGACGGCGCGCAGGCCCCACTTCTCTGCCTTGAGCTTGCCGCCTCGTGTGTCTTTGGCTTCTGGCTCCGTCACGTCTTCCCACCTAATCCGGAACGTCTGAAACGGCTCTTCCGGTGCTCGAGCGCACCGCACTTCAATCAGCTTCTTGTCTGTGTCGTCGGGGCGGGTCAGCGAGATCGCGCATTGCATCGAGGCGGCAAGCGCGTTGTGTCCCGAGACCATCTCGAGATCGTCAACGCGCTTGCCGTTCTGCGACTTCTTCTCGTGCGTCGCGACAACGACAGACACACCAAGCGCGGAGCTCATTCGGCCCAAACGAAACGCCGTCTCGGCTATCGTCGAATCGTTCTGATCCCCGAGCACGGCGCTCGTATAGCTGTCGATGCAGAGCAGCATGTCGCGCTCGAGCATCGTTTCAAGCAAGCCGCAATATTCGTCGTCAATCGGAGGCTGCGCGTGAATCAGCGTCAGCCATTCCCCCTCTTGTAGTGCAGCACGGTCAATGCCGAGCGCGTTGCACATTCGTTTCAAGCGCGTCTCCACGAGCATGCCGGTCTCTGCGTCCAGGAAGCAAACTTTTCGGCGTTCGACTGCGTGACCTAGGAACGGTCGACCGCTTGCGACGCACAACGCAAACAGGTCTAAAAAAGGGCCTTTGCCCGTGCCTGGATAACCGCCAATCGAAGAGATTTTTCCGGGCGCGATGCCTAGCCCTTCGCACACGTATTTGATGGGCTCGGCATCCGTCGTGAAGTCCACAACGCGCCCGAGGCGTGAAACCCCTTCGGTAGGCGTGACGACTTTTGCGCTGCCCGTCTGCGCAATCTCGGCGAGGCGATCTGCAACACCCATCATCGCGTCAGTGTCCTGCGCCTCGGCAATCATCCGCTCGAGCAGCTGCTTGCCTGCTCTAGTGCTTGCGAGCTTCAGGTCGCGTTGCAGCTGCGCCGGCGTCTTCGCGTGCCTCTCAATATCCGAAACGACGCTCTTGTCGACGACGCCTTCGGCGACTAGGGAGCCAAAGCCCGTGACCTTCGTGCCGTTCTCGTACGCGAGTATCGTGCGCTCGACGGCCGCTTCGTTCTTGCGCGCGCTCTGCTCGTCGTCGCCCGCGACTTCGCGCACGGCTTGCAGCAGATCTCGCACTTCTTCGGCGCTCCAGCCGCGCTCGAGCAGCCCGCCGGCGTAGGCCATGCTCTTGGCGTTGCGCTGCGAGCCCTCTTGCCATCCTTCGGCGATGATGCTTGCAACCGTGAGCTTTGCGACGCACCAAGAGAGCTCGCCGGCGTCAACGCGTTGCGGCTCTTCGTGCTTGCAGCCTTCTGACCATTCAATCGACTCGCCGCTCTCGTGAACGGAGCCAGGGAAAACGCTCTGGTGTCCGCACTTGTCGTTGGCTGCGTTCTTGGCGCGGATCTCAATCATCTCGACTGAATCTTCGCGCGCGAACTTGCGTTTGATGCTGCGTGCGCCTTCGCACACGTAAAGCCAATGACTCGCGGGCTTGCTCGCGCGCCCAAACGTGAGCGTCGGCGGTAGAAAGTACGGTGCGAGCTCGAGCGCCCAATGCGAGTCGATATCAACGTCGCAAAGGTGCCCGCTCACGGGGCCGAGAATCACGCCGACGTTTCCGTCGCCGATGTCGCCGGGCTCGTAATGGTTCTCAGGCCAGCCGTCGTCTGTTGGGCGCTTGGTGCGCCGCGAAACCGGAACGATGCGCCAACCGTGCGCGCAATACTCTATCGCCGCAGCTTGCGCCGCGGGTAGTGGCTTGCCGTGCATGGGTCAGGCGCGCGGCGGCTTGATTGCGGTGACGGCTGCGGGGCTGCGTTGAATGCCGAGCTCGGCTGCGGCTTTGGTCAAACGCGCGTCGATGTCCGCCGGCCCCGCGAGCCCCGCAAGCCAGCGCGTTACGGTGCGAGGGTCGACTGCGGCAGCGACGGCGAGGCGTCGCAGATCGTGAGGGGTCAGCATGGGCAGCATTGATGACACATGCTTGCATGCAACGTCAACAGAGTAGCGAGATTGTTGACGCGGCGGATTGGGCTTTTGCGCGTCCGGCCCTGCGGTTCCCAAGACAATCGTGAGGGGTCAAAGTCGATTGGTCGGCGGGCCTAAAAAGTATCAAAAAGCACTAGAGAAATAGGGTCGTCGGTGGGTCGTCGACGGTCGTCGGGTGACCATACGCAAAAAGCTCGCTATTTCTCGAATTCGATAGCCGACGACCCGGATCGGTCGTCGACGGTCGTCGTTTGGGTCGTCGAGCCTAAAACAAGGGTCGTCGACGGTCGTCGGACGGTCGTCGGACGGTCGTCGGCAGGCTACTAGGGACTCCCTTAGGGGGTCCCGTCCAAGCCGCTTGACTGAAAGTTGAGCGCAGTGCAGACCGGTCAGGGATGGCTCATCGACAACACACTACGGGACGTGGCGTTTTGATGGTGCTGCTCGTCGCCGCTCTCGGGGTTGCGTTGACCGGTCGGGGCTCCGCAGAGCCGGCGGTGCGCGGTTCTTGTTTGCGGCACGTCGCGCCGGTTTGTGGTGTCTACCAGAGCGCGCTTTGCGTCTGTCCGGGCTCGAGTGACTCGGCTTGCTCTTGGGTCTGCGTCAACGTTCGCTAGTACTTGTTGACGGGCGCGTTGGCGTCGGCGCATATTCGCAGGCATGTCGAAACTGCGAGCCAAGAAGTACGGGCCCTACGACCAGCGCAATCAACCAAGGCAGCACCATCGCCGAACGATTGGGTTTAGCGAAGCCGAAGATGCGTTGATTCGTCGCGGCGCTGAAGCCGCCGGCAAGGATGTCGCGGTGTTCATTCGCGAAGCCGCGTGCGGTCGAGCTCGCAGGTCGGCGGCGTGATTCGCCGCGCTTTCGTGTGGGTCTTCGGCGCGCACGGCGAAGGCTTAGCCGAAGCGTTCAGCATGCTCGCGGCTTGCGCGTTGTTGGTCGTTGGCAGTGTGCTGCTTGGCTGTGTTGGCGCAGGTATCGTGCTCTTCGTGCGTTGGTTCTTTGGGTGGCCGTGATGGGTTTCTTCGACGTTTGCAAACGCTGCCGCATGGCTGCGTGCGTGTGCGTGCTGCCTTTGCCTACGGAAACCTCCGAGGTTTTACCTCAAGTGCTCGCAGAAGACGCCGCGCGAATGCCAACGCCGGTCGAGCGTCTTGCGCGTGTCGTCGACAAGAGCGCACCGCAGAAGCTTTTGCTCGGCGCAGATGAAGCGCCGCCGTTCGAAGTGTTGAGGCGTGAAGCATTGCGTGCAGCAAGAGAAGCCGCAGCGCATGGGCTTACGGCGCGCTGCAATGCATGGCTTGCCGCAGCGCGCGCGCTCGAGCGCATGACTCCGCTCGAAGGATGAACGACATGCGCACATGTGCGAAAGGTGCGCAAAAACAGTGCAGGCGCTCTGATGGCCCTGCGCCCCCCCGCGCGTTATTTTGCGCCGGGTTCTCGCGTCGCGGTTGCAGGGTGCAATCGTCGAGAGAACCCGCAGAACGTTGCGCGGTTGCAGGGGCGATGTAGTGGGCAAGCTCGACGAGAGCGAAGGGTCGGTCGCTCTGGCTGCAATTGAACTCAGCCAAGTGAAGAAAGCGAAAGCGCTCGGCGTGTCGCGTACCGCCGTTTCGAAGCTCGAGAAGGGTGAGATCAAACCGCTCGATGAACTCGCTTCGAAGCTCTTCAAGCTTTGGGGAATTGCGCCAACCGCTTGGCGGCGCGCGCCGCCGGCGCCGGTACTACCCAACCAGGTCGAGCGCGCTACGCCGGTACTACCTACTCGAGCGGTGCCGAACGTCGTCGAGCGCTTGACCGCGCGTGCCGCTCGAAGAGGTAATACCGTCGACCCGCCGGCGACGTTGCTCGAGGGAATGAGGCTCGCGCGCAAAGCGGGGCTGACTGATTCCGAGCTGCTGCCGGCCAATCAGATCGAGATGCGTGCCATCGCGACGCGCATCGACGAAGCGCTCGAGACGCTTACGGAGCGCGAGCGCGTTGTGTGTCACGTCGGCTTTCGCGAGATGCGGAAGGCACTCGTTGAACTGCTCGCGGTTGACCCTCAACTGCACGCCGGCATCTTGGAAGCCCTTCCGGACCAACCAACCGCCGGCGCCGTCGTCGAGCTGCGCGCGTGTCGTAAGGAGCTCGAGCGACTGCAAACGTCGCTCCGTACGGAAGCCGCTGCGCGCATGGCGCTCGGCAACGTGCAGCGCGCAAGCAAGTTCGACGTTCAGGCAAACACGGTTGCGCGGCTGCTCAAGAAGGCGACGCTCGGCGGCTCGACTCTGAAGGAGCTCTTCGGTACGGACACGTGGAAGCAAGCCGTGTTTGACACGGGCGCGGTGCTCCGCGCAGATCTCGAGGCGCTCGAGTGCGCCAAAGAGACGCTTGCGCCGTTGACCGAGCCTTTCGCCGTCGAGATGCTGCGCGAGCTCAAAGCCGTGAGTCAGATCACTTGGCCTTGCGTGCGCTTTCAAAAAGACATCGAAGGTTTCTTCTACTACATACTCGGCTGCAAGCCGTGGGACCGGCAGCGAGAGCTCTTGCTCAATGTGCAAGATAACGATTGGAACGCCTGCGCTTCGGGGCATCGCGTGTCGAAGAGCTACTCGGTCGCAGGGATAGCGCTCTGGTTTTACTCTTCGTTTCCTAATGCCCGCGTGTTCATCACGGCGCCGACGGATCGGCAGCTGAACGAGGTTGTTTGGCGCGAGCTCAAGATGCGCATTGCCGAGAGCGGCGTGTGCTTCGATTGCAAAGAGTTCAACAAGACGGCGACACGCGCCGACTACATCCACGCGCCGTGTAACCACTCGGCGAAGATAGAAGGATACGTCAAAGAGTCAGCCAAGGGCGGCATGCACTCGGACGACTTCCGTCAGGTCTCAGGCTTCACGGCGAAGGACGCAGAGAGCACGGCGGGTCTCGCTGGCGAGAACATCATGTTCATCGTCGAAGAGGCGAGCGGCGTTGGTACTTCGATCTTCATCGCGTTGAAGGGCAACCTTGCCGGCGGCGGTCATCTGCTTCTCGTCGGCAATCCGACGCGAAACGAGGGCGAGTTTTACGACGCGTTTTATCGCAAGCAGAAGAGCGACGACGAGACGCAAGCGCAGCACGGCAATTACAAGACGATGCGCATTAGCTCGCTCGAGACGCCTAATTGCGTCGAAGGGCGTGTCGTCGTCAAAGGACTCGCAACGCTCGAATGGTGTGAGGCGCGCAAGCTCGAATGGGGCGAAGATTCAGCGTTCTACAAAGTGCGCGTGCTTGGCCTTCACGCGCTCGGCGAAGATGGCAAGCTCTTCTCGATGCAGCTTATCAGCGAGGCAGAAGAGCGCTTCGAAGACGTGCTCGACGATGGCCCGCTATTCATCGGCATCGACCCTGCGGGGCCGAGCGGCGTTGGCGACGAGTCAGCATTCGCCGCCCGACGAGGTCAGCGCATTCTGAAGCTGTACGCTAAGCGTGGTCTCGATGAAGATGGGCACTTGAGCGAAGCCCTGAATTTGCTTCGTGAGTTAGGCAGACCTGGCGAGACGGCGACGGTGAACATTGATTCGGAAGGCGTTGGCGCCGGCATCGTCTCTCGCTTTCGTCAGTATGAAGCGAGCAACCCGGGCGTGATGCGTGTGTTTGGCATTCGCAGCTCGAGCAACGCGCAGCGAGAGCCGCTGATTTATGACCGGTGGCGCGACGAGCTTGCCGGCAACATGGCGAGCTGGATGCGCGCCGGCGGCGCGATACCTACCGATCTGAAGCTCGGCCCGGAACTGCATGCGCTAGAACTGAAGATGAAGCTCACGCCCAAGGGCGAGCGGTCGAAGCTCACGCCCAAGGATGTATTGATCAAGGTGCTGCATCGCAGCCCCGACCGGTACGACGCCTGCGCCCTTGCGTGCTGGGAACAGCGCGTCTTAGAAGAGCTGCCGCCTGCGCCAGAGGGAAACCAGCGCGGGCGAGGCGAGTCGATGGATCCGTATGCGGGGGCAGCCGGCAACCGCGGCGCAATCGACCCGTATGGCTAGCGTCCGCCGCGTGGCGGGAGTCTGCCTGCTGGCCATGGCGGCGGGTCGGGAGGCGTCGAGAGCTCGGCGGCTGCGGCAGCGCGCGCGGCCTGCTTGGTGAATTCGGCGACAGTCAGACCGCGTTTTTTCGCTGCGTCAGAGATGAGGCTCGCGCTACCTCCAAGCTCTGAGAAGTCGGGAGGCGTTTCGTCGAGATCCGCCGCTGCTTGGTTGATGACGATGCGCCGCATGTAGTTCGAGTTGCTCACGGGAACCAACGCCGCAGCTCGCTCGATGAGGTCCGCGTGCTTGCGGTAACAGCGAAAGCCCATCGTGATGTATTTGAACTCATCGGCAGCGGCGGAGCGTTTCTTTGCAGTGCGGCGGGTCGCCATATCGGGCCTTTCGTTTGTTGCAGTTTGGTAGTCCAGGTCTACCAGATTAGCGGATGTCTGTAAATACGTCGGAAACCGCCGAACTATTCCTTTGAAAACAAAGGAGTTTGCAGACATCCGCAAGGCGTGGCATGTTGACCGCATGTATCAAACGCAAACGCTAAGCCGACTTGCTGAAGTGTTGACCGACTTGCGCGGCATTCGTGCCGCAGCGCACGCAGAGCCCGCGATGCAGATTGCGGTGCGCGAGACCGTTGCCGCCGGCGACGAAGTGGCGCTCGAGCTGCTCGACGTTTGGTTGCGCGCGCCGGGCACGTCGCGAAGCGTGCGGCGCATGGCAAAGGTCAAAGACCACTACGAGATCGAACTCGTCGCCGGTGGTTTCATCTTCTCGAGCGTGACACAAGAGACCCTCGGCGGTGCGATCCGCAACGTGCTCGAGGCCGCGCGATTCGAGACCCTCTAGCGCGCCGGTTAGCGTAAATACGCCGCGGTTGACCTGCGGTTTGACACTCTCGGGGCGTTCCGCCACACTCGTGGCGTGAATCTGCGAACGTTTGCGGCGAGATTGCTCGGCGTCTCGGCTTACCAAAAGCCGCTGGACGTGAACGCGCCGACGCTCGACACGCCTGCGGTCAAGAAGCGGCGCAAGGCCCAAGGCGGTCAGCTCTCGCCGTTGCCGCAGACCAAGACGCGTTGGTATCAAGCAGACCTCGAGCGCGCGATCATCGAAGCCGAGAACGGTTTTCTACAACGCGCGGCAATCCTTTGGGATGCTTGTAAACGCGACGGCACTTTCCGCGGCGTGCTGAGTACGAGCACCGGCGGTCTCGTCGCGTTGCCGAAGAAGTTCCAGGGCCGCGCGGACATCGTTCGCGCGCTGAAGACGACGAGCAAAAGCGTACGCAGTGTCTTCGACGAAATGTGCCCGAGTGCGGAGCTCGCGAAGATGGCCGCAGACGGTCGCGGACTCGGCGTGTCCGTGGGTGAGCTTTTGCACGTGCCGGGTCGTGACTATCCGGTGCTGTGTCGTCTCGACCCGCAGTGGCTCGTGTACCGTTGGACCGAAGACCGATGGTACTACCAAAGCATCGTTGGTCTGATTCCCATCACGCCGGGTGACGGGCGTTGGGTGCTGCACGTGCCGGGCGGACGCCTCGCACCGTGGAAGGACGGGATCTGGCAAGCCATCGCTCGCGCGTACATCTCGAAAGAGCATTCGATGATGTACGATATCAATTGGCAGTCGAAGCTCGCCAATCCCGCGCGTGTCGCGGTGTCGCCGCAGGGCTCTACCGAAGAGCAAAGCGCTTCGTGGTTCCGCGCGGTGCTCGCATGGGGCGTCAACACGGTCTTTGGCATGAAGCCGGGCTATGACGTGAAGCTCATCGAGTCGAACGGCGTCGGCTACGAATCTTTCGAAGCCAACATCGTGCGCTGTGACCGCGAGATGATTGTCGCGACGGCGGGCCAAACCGTGACGACTGACGGCGGCACGGGCTTCGCCAACGCTGACATCCACAAGAGCATCCGCGCCGACATCATCAAAGAGACCGCCGATGCTCTGGCCTATACGGTCAACACGCAGATCCTTCCGCAATGGGTCGTGCGTCGTTTTGGTATCGAGGCGCTCGACGATAGCGCGATCGTGTCTTGGTCGACCAAGCCGCCGAAGGAACTCAAAGCGACGGCGGATGCCAAGCTCTCTGCGGCGCAGGGTCTCGCGGCTTGGACGGAAGCGCTCAAACCCTACGGTAAGAAGGTCGACGTTGCGGCGTACTGCCTCGAGTTCGATGTCACGCTCGAGGGCGATGAAGACGGCGACGGCATCCCGGACGAGCTCATCGACGAAGGCGCGGACGATACGGAAGCGGCGAACGATAACGACGAGTCGCTCGATGAAGATGTCGACTTCGAAGAAGAGGCAGCGTGAAGCAGACGTTTGCACCGCATGGTTTGCTCGCGCTCGCGCCGCAGGCTTTTGGTCAGCTGTTCGACATCTGCGCACCTGAGGCTTGCCAGGTAGCTGAAGCGACTGTCGCGGTGCTCACCATCCGCGGCCCGTTGATGCAGCATCGGACGTGGGAGGGAGACAGCTACGAAGCAATCAAGATGCGAGTTGCTTTTGCGCTTGCTTCTTCTGCTCGAGCAATCGTGCTCGCTATCGATTCGCCGGGCGGTCTTGTCGCCGGCTGCTTCGAAACGGCGGCGGAGATCCGAGAGATGGCGCGCGCTGCGGGCAAGACTTTGCATGCATACGTGCAGGGCCAGTGTTGCTCCGCAGCGTACGCGTTTGCGTGCGCGTGCTCGACGATTCATGCCCCTGCAACTGCTATCGTCGGATCGATTGGCGTCATTGATTGCGTGCTCGACGCGACAGCTGCGGATAGGTCGAATGGCCTCAAATTCGCCTTAATTGCGAGCGGCGCACGCAAGACGGACGGCAACCCGCACAACGCGTTGACGGATGAAACCATCGCGGCAGCGCAGGCGCGCGTCGACGATCTGGCCGCCGTCTTCTTTGCTTTCGTTGGCGAGAGCCGTGCTCTGAGTGTTGATGCTGTTCGTCAACTGAACGCCGATACGTTTACCGGTGCGCGCGCACAAGCTTTACAACTTGTTGACGGTGTGATGACATTGGATGCGCTGGTGTCGTCATTGACGATCAACCCACAAGGACTCCAAGCCATGGCTGATAAGAAAGACGACGATCCGACGATGATTGCGCTGCTCGCCGATGCGAACGGCGACGATCCGAAAAAGGCTGCGCGCGCCAAGCGCATGATCGCGGCTTGGGCAACTGCCGAAGACGACGACAAGCCGAAGGACAAGGACGGCGAAGAGGCCTCGTCAGATTCCGAAGAGGAAGACGACGACGCGCCGCCGAAGAAGAAGGACGACGCGCCTGCCGCCGCCGCAGCAGTAACCGCGCCGGCCGCGCAAGCGCCTGCCGCCGTCATCGATCCTGCGGTGCAAGCCTTGGCCGAAGTGCACACGTTGCGCTCGGACATGGCGAAGAAAGAACGCGCGGAGGAACGGCGCAAGCTGATTGCTTCGCGGCCTGACTTCTCCGCAGAGCTCGTCGCCGTGTTGCGCGACCCGAAACGCACCCCGCTCGCGACGGTGCGGCACATGGTCGAAACGCTGCCCAAGGGGCCGGCGCAGAAGACGCCGGTAGAGCAAGCGCTCGCCGCCGCGACTAGCGCCGCAGCGCCGACGGTTGGCGGCAACCTCCAAGGCGGCGTGACGACGACTGACGAGTCGGCAGAGCTCGATCGTCGAATGGGCCTTCAGGCTGTTTCGACGCAAACCAAGATCATCAAAGAAAACGGCACGCTGACTTTCAAGTTGGCCAACTACGCCAGCCCTGCGGCTGAAGTTCAGGTGACGAAATGACCGCACTGACCAAAGAAAAGTCTCGGGACTACGAGACTTGGGGCTATCACGAATTCACGCTCACGGGCAGCGCGAAGGTGTGGAAGGGCGGGCAAGCTTGCGCTTCGCTCGCCGGCGCTTCCGCCGGCAAGGTCGTGAAGGCTTCCGCGCTGGCAAGCCTGATGGCGATCGGCACGTTCGCGAAGGATTACGACGCGACGTCTGGCGATGTCACGTGCACGGTTCGTCTGGATACCGAAATCCAGGTCGAATGGCTCGCCAACGATGGCAGCATTCTGGCGGCCAACGTCTTCGGCGTTTGCTACTTCGTCGACGACCAGACGGTAACTTTGAACGCGACGGGCTCTTCGATTGCCGGTCGCATCTGGGCTATCGACTCAACGCTCGGCGTCGCAGTGCAGACTTTGCGGTCCAATCCGCAGGGCACGCACCCGACCGGCGTTCTGCCTGCGCCCGTCGCTGGCGACATCATCCCGACTTCGATTGCGAATGACGCGATCTACGACGTGCCGATGCTTGCGGCGAACAGCACGTTGACGCTGCCCGCGTCGCCGCCCGACGGCATCGAGGCAACCATCGTCGCGGACGGCACGAAGAATGGCTTCACGCTGCAAGTGCGTGACGCGACGGGTCCGACGAATCTGACCGCAGCTTTCACTGCGTCGAAGCGTCTCAACATCAAAATCACGAGCCTCAACGGCAAATGGTCCGCGGTCGGGGCTGCTGCGCCCTGAGCGCTTGAGCCAAGAAAGCCAATAGGAAAAGAACATGGGCGCAATTACCCCGGTATGGTTCGCGGATTTCGAAACGCGGATGCAGTTCCTCACGCAGAGGAATTACGAGAGCCTGAACAACGACACTTGGTGGCGTCGTTTGCTCGCGGTCCGCACAACGGGAACGCACACCGAAGTCTTGACGTGGCTGCTTTCGACCGCGCGGATTCGTGCCGAGGGCGATGTCGGCGGCAACAAGCACTTCGAAGATCTCGTGTCGCAGATGCAGACGATCACGACGGCGCACGCGGGCTCCGCGCTGCGTCTTCATGTCGACCAGTTGACGGACACGGATGCTAATGGCGTCGACTTGGCCGCGCAGTGGTCGCAAGACATGGGCGATTATATGGCGTATTGGCCGCAGGAGCTCGCAACCGACTTTCTGCTGAACGGCCACACCGCCAAGTACAACTGCTACGACGGCGTGCCGTTTTTCTCGAACGCGCATCCGTACAACCCGTACAAGACGTCACTCGGTAATTTCTCGAACATCAACACGGCGGGCTCTGGCGCCGGTGCGGTGCCGATCGATTACAGCGTGTCGCCTGATATCGCCTTGCAGAATCTCGGCAAGGTGTTTGCGGGCATGGCGTCGATCAAGATGCCAAACGGCGTCAGTCCGCGGCGCATCCGGCCGGCGGATATCTACTGCGGACCGCAGCTCTTTCCGCGTGTCGTGCAACTGACTAGTGCCAAGTTCTTGGCGCAAGCAGCGTCGAGCGGCGGCGGCGGCGCGGACGTCGAAGCCATCATCAAGGCGCTCGGCTACGCGACTCCGATTCTCGTCGATGAGATGGCCGGCTTCGAAAGTGACACCAGCTACTTCGTCGGCGCGAAGCAGCGCGTCGGTTCGCAGCTAGGCGCTGCGGTGTACACGGAGCGAGAGCCGTTCTCTATCAAGTACTACACGGGCACCGGCGGCGGTACCGGCGTGGATGCGCTGTTGAACCGGCTCAAAGAGTTCGAGTGGCACGTCGACGGTCGCAATTCGATCTCGCCCGGGCATCCGTTCTTGCTCTTCAAGTGCAAGGCGACCTGAAGCAGTAGCGACACAGCGCGGCTCGCGCACCCTGGCCCCCTCGCTCGCAAGAGCCCGGGGGCTTGGGCGCGTGTAAGATGTCCACGCCCTATCTCGACGTTGCAGGCTTCAAAGGCTTGACCTTTATGCCTGACACGCACGTCGACGAAGTGGAGACGGACTATCCCGGGTGGTTGCTCGGTCAGCTCACGAATCGATCGCGTTGGATCGATTCGCAGCTGCGTAAGCGATACGCCGCGCCCTTCGTCGCGCCGTATCCCGAGACGGTGACCGGTTGGCTCAGTGACATCGTCACGCTGCGCGCCATGCTCAAGCGCGGCGTACTGCCTACCGACGCTCAGTTCCAAGAGATCAAAGAACGTCACGACAAGGCAGAGGCGCAGGTACACGAGGCGGCTGATTCTGTGACGGGGCTCTTCGACTTGCCGCTCGCCGTGGGCGGCGGAGCTCTCACGGGCACCGGCGTTTCGCGAGGCGGGCCGCTCGTCTACAGCGAGGCGAGCCCGTACGTTTTTCGTGACGTTCAAGTGTGCGACGCTTCGCGCGAGGACAGCAACGGGCGAGGCACGACCCGTGGCTAGCAATTCTGCAGGATTCGCTCGGCTCCAAGAGCAGATAGACCGGATCCGGTCGCTGCCCGTCGAGCTCGTGAAGCGCGCCGGGCCGGAGATAGCCAAAGAGGGCCTTGCCGAGGTCACGGCCAACGTCGCGCGCGCGGTAGGCCCGGACGGCACGCCTTGGGCGAAGACGCAGTCGGGTGACGCGCCGCTGCGCAATGCCGCGTCACACGTGACCGTGAAGGCGGAAGGCACGCGCATCGTGTTTCGGGTGTCTGGCGTCGACGCCAAGCACCATCGTGGCCGTGTGAAGGGCGGCGAGCGCCGGCCCATCATTCCGGTGAAGAGCATCCCGCAGCCGCTCACCATCGCAATCAAGCGCGTGCTCGGCAAGCACTTCAAAAACGTGATGGGCGGCACGTGACGCTCGCGCTCGTATCGATATTCAACGCGGTTACTGCCGCTTTTGCTGCCGACGCGGCCGATGCATCTGTCGACCCGGTACCGAACGTTTTTGGCTGGCGCACGCCGACATACAACGCCAAGGCAACGGCGGGTCGAGTGTGTTGGGTGCCAGGCGACCCGCAAGGCGATGCGGGCCAGATAGGCCCCGCCGTGCGCCAGGGCCGAACGCCAGAGCGGCCACTTGCGACGCTTGGCGAGCAGTTCACGGTCTACGTTTACGGCGCGACGCTTGGCGCTGCCGAGCTCACAAGCGAGATCTTGCAGTACACTGCGGCGCGCGAGCTCTTCGACTACTTCTATCGCAGCCTGTACAACGCGGCGCGAACGATAGGCAGCGGCAACCGCTTCGCGCTCGTCAAACTCGTCTGGATTATCGACAAGACAGAGCGACCCCACGGCGCTTGCTTGCGGGCGCTTTTCACAATAGAATCTGCGATTGTTGACCAGCCAATCAACATCGCGCCGGTGAATACAACGGCGGCGCTCGATACCGGCATTGCTGCCGTTTCGGGCGGCGCAATCACGACAGACGACGGCGAAGTAGATATCGCCCCTGACCCATCGATCCCCTAGGAGCTACGATGCCCCTTCCCAAAGTAGTCATTCAAGAAATCGACGGCGCTCTCGCGATTCTGCCGAGCTCGGCCAAAGCTGCTGTTTGCGTGATTGGTACCGCCTCGAGCGGGCCGCTGAACACGCCGGCCGCTTTCGGTTCGCCGAAGGCGTTGCTCAACAACTTCCCGCGCGGGCCTGGCCCGCAGCTCGCCGCTTTCATCTTGCAGAAGTACGGCATTCCCGTGCTCTTCTGCCGCACTGGCCAATCGGTGCCGGGCTCGTTCTTGAATTCGGTTGCAGGCGTTGCAGGCAGCGTCGGCGCAATCACGAAGACAGGCACCGGCTCGAGCGCTTTCACGAATGACGTGGGCAGCGTGCCGGCCATCGCGGCGCAAGTGCAAGTGCTCTTCAATGTCGGCGGTACGCGCGGCACGACGGGCATCGTGTATCAAGTGTCTGTAAACAACGGCGCATCTTTCGGACCGCCTCAGGCGCTCGGCACTGCGACGTCTTTTGCTATCGGCAACGGCACCGGTGTAACCATCGACATCGGCGCGGGTACGGTCGTCGCGGGCGACTTCATCTCGTTCACTGTGACTGCGCCCGTCATCGCAAGCGCGGGCACTCTCGTTATCACGGGCGCCGGCTCGAGCGCGGTCACCATCGACGGCGCTGCGTCGTGCGACGACGATTATCAGGCCTTCATCTCGTTCGTTACAGGCGGCACCATCGGCACGCCGGGCATCACGTTCACGTGGTCGCTTGACGGAGGCCGCACGCCGAGCGCAATCACTGCTCTCGGTACCGCGAACACGTTTACTTTCCCCAATTCCGGCGGCGTGCAAGTCGACTTCGGTGCGGGTACGATTCTCGCGAATCAGACCGTCGCGTTTCAGTGCGTTGCGCCGCAGTGGAACAACACAGATCTCGCGACGGCTATCGACGCGTGCAAGAACAACGCGATCAACTGGGAACTGCTCGAGGTTGCCGGCCCGCTTACGCCGACGAGCGCTGGCGTCATCGACCTGCATATCAACGACAAGAAACACGCGTGGATCGGTCAGACCCGGATGCCCATCGGCACCGAGAATGACGCGACCTACACGGCATCTCTTGCAGCTGCCTGGGCAGCCTACGGCGGCACGCTGTACGGCGAGATCTGCTCGGGGAGTTGCGAGACTGTTAGCGCCGTCGACGGACGTGCGTACCTGCGCTCTGCGCTGTTCGCCATTGGTCCGCTCGAGTGCAGTGTCGATGCCGACGTCGACGTCGCGGATCCGAATCTCGGCCCTCTGCCTGCGTGTGTGATTCTCGATACGTCGGGCAACCCGAAGTATCACGACGAGCGCATCAATCCCGGCCTGTCAGACATCGGTTTTTCTGTCCTGCGCACGTGGGACGAATTCAAAGGCGTGTATCCGAATTACCCGGCGTTGTTTTCGCCGGCGGGCTCGGACTTCGACATCATGCCCAAGCGGCGGTTGATGAACATCGCGCACCGCACGATGCGGCCGTACTTCGCGCGTCGTCTCGCCAAAGAGATCCGCGTAGACAAGAAGACGGGTTTCATTCGCGAGAGCGAAGCGCACGAGATCGAGAGCGGCGCGACTAAGGCGCTGCTCGCGGCGTTCGGCGGCAAAGTCTCCAACGCGTACTGCGTGGTCAGCCGCACGGATGCTCTGCTCCAAGATGCGCCGTTGACCGGTTCTTACCGAATCGTCTCGAACGCGTACCCGACCGAAGTCGACCTAACGGCAGGCTTCGAAAACCCTGCGCTCAACCTCGTGAAGGTGTGACATGACCATCGGCGTAAACGGCAACGATTTCTCTTGGGGCTCGATCGTCTTCAAAGTCGACGGCGAGCTCTTCGACGGCTTTACGAAGATCTCGTACAGCCACAAGCGCACGCGCACCAAGGGGTACAGCGCGGGCCGGCATCACGCGCCGACGCATCGCTCGTCAGGCAAGTACGAGCCGGACCAAGTCAAAGTCACCGGCTACAAGTCGGAGATCGCGACTTTGCGCGCTGCGCTCGCACGTCGCTCGGCGAGCGGCACGAGCTACGGCAACGTCGAGTTCGAAGGCGTCGTGCAGTTCGAAGAGTCGAACGAATTCCACCAAGACGACTTGAGTCGCCTGACCTGGAGTGAAGAGGGCGTCGACCACGAAGAGAACACGGATCTTCTGACGGAAGAGATCACGTTCGACACCATGGGCATCAAACGCGATGGCCTCACCCTGTACGACGACACTGACGGAGCGCCGCAATGAAAAACGCAGATGACACGCAGTTGAGCCCTCTGGAAGAAGTACGCGCCAAGCGCGCAGCACTCGCTAAGGCTCGAGAAGAGAAGGCGGCAGCCGCCGCCGAGACGCTTGCGCTCGTCAAAGAGCAGCGTGCGCTCGCAGAAGAGACCGCCTTGGCGGAAGCGCAGGACAAGCACGGCGAAGACGCTGTCGAGCTCGTGCCTTCGGCAAACGGCGCGATTATCGTGCACAAGCCGTCTCAAGTGCTTTTCCGCAACTTCCAAGAGTCGGGCAAGATCACTTCAGTACTATCGGACAAGGTCGTCCGCGCCTGCCTTTGCTACCCGACTTTGCCCGAGTACGAGAGCATCATCAAAGAGCGACCGGGCGCGCTCAAAGAGGCCATCGACGCGGTGTGCCGGCTCGCGGGCGTCGAGTACGGCAAGCGCGTCGAAAAATAAGAGCGGTCCGGGCTGAAACCAAGCGCAACCCCGGCGCCGCAGCCGACGCGCTCTTCGCTTTGCTTTGCCCCAACCCGCCGGAGGACGGGGCAAAGTTCGATCAAGCATTCATGGGCGCGATTGTTCTCGCCGATGGCATCGCCGAGCTGCGCATTCTGCGCAAGGCATTGACGAAGAAGGAAGGTAGCTAGTGGGCACCGCGTCGAGCGACGATACTGCAACGTTTGCCGTCGATATGCAGGTCGACGGCCTGACGGGCCCCGCTGCGTCCGCCGCCGGCGCGTTGGACAAGCTACGCGCGAAGCTCGATGACGATATTGCGTCGCTCGCGGGCATGCAAAAGGCGCTGCGCAACCTCAAAGGCGGCGGTGCGGTCACCGCAGCGCAGTTCAAAGACTTGAGCGACAAGATCGCGGCGCAGAAGGCGACGGTAGCGCAGACGCAGAGCAGGTATCTCGAGCTCGGCGGGACGTTCAAGAAGCTGAAGCCGGAAGGCGAGGGCGCCGAGTCGATGCTCGGCGCGTTGTTCAAACAGCTGAAGGCATCGAGCGGCCCTCTCGGCGAATATTCCGGAGCTCTCGGCGAGCTCGGCGAGACCTTCGCCGGCGGCGCGCTCGTCTCGGGCCCCGTCGCGGTCGCTGCGGCCGTCGTGGCGCTCACCGTGGCGCTCGTCGCCGGCGTCGTCGCCCTCACGGCCTACGGCATTGCGTCAGGCAACGCGTACCGCTCTGAGCTTTTGCATCTCGAGGGCCTGACCAAGGTCCGAAACTATTACGGCTTGGCTGCCGGCAGCGCCGGCGAGATGCAGGCGGCCATCACGAAGGTAGCCGCGGGCACTGCGATCGGCCGCGATCAGCTCGTCGGCTACGAAGAGCAGCTCTACAAGACAGGGCTACGCGGTCAGAACCTCACGGATGCGCTCGAGGGCATGGCGACGGTTGCGAGCGTGCAGGGCGAGGCGCAAGCCGGGCTCTTCGCAGCGCAGGCCGCGGGCGCTGCGCGCGCCGGCATCGCGGTCAAGCGTCTGTCCGATGACGTGAAAGCGCGTCTCGGCGGCATTGCGTCGGCGCAATTGCTTGATCTGAACGTGCAGACGAAGAAACTGCACGAGAGCTTCACGGCGCTTTTCCAAGATCTCAAGGTCGACGGTGCGCTAGAGGCGCTGAAAAACGTGACTGATCTGTTTTCGCAGAACAGCGAGAGCGGCAAGGCGTTGAAACTGCTCGTCGAGACGCTTTTTCAGCCGCTGATTGACCAGATCGGCGCGACGGGGCCCATCGCTAAGCGTTTCTTTCAAGGGATGGTGCTCGGCGCGCTCGACATCGCAATCGCCGTGCAGAAAGTGCGGCTTTGGTTGCGCAGCACCTTCGGCTCTTCGGACGTGCTCAAGGGCATCAACGCGACTTCGACGGCTCTCGAGATCGGCAAAGTCGCGATGTACGCCTTTGGTGTCGTGCTTGCGCAGATTGCGCTGTCACTCGCGCTCGTGGGCGCGGCTTTGCTCATCTCGTTCGCGCCAATTATTGGGATTGTCGCGCTCATCGGATACGTCGGCAAGAAGCTCGCTTCGTTCAGCTGGCGCGAGTCGGGTAAGAATCTGATCTCGGGCTTCGTCGAAGGCATCGAAGGCGGCGTTAGTTCGGTCGTCAAAGCCGTCGAAGGGCTTGGCGGCGCCGCAATCAACGCGCTCAAACACGCGCTCGATAGTCACTCGCCATCGCGACTTGCAGATAAGGTCGCTTTCACCGTGCCGCAGGGCGCTGTGCAGGGCATCGACCGCGGCCGACCGCTCGTTTCGAAGGCGGCGGGTCGGCTAGGCAGCGACGTCATCGGCAGCTTTGGCGCGAATATGGGGCTAAAGCCGGGCGGCGAAGGAGGGCGAGGCCGCTCGAGCTCGAGAGAGCCCGTCGTTATTCATGCTGAGTTCAACTTCCACGGCAAGGATGAACCGCGCGAGCGCGCAGAGTCGACGCGTGATGCATTGATTCAGATCCTGACCGGTGTTGCGGCCAGCATGGGCGCGGAGCTCGCGACCGAATGACCAACCCCATCGAGAACCCGGGGTCCTACACGTTTGCGATGCTCGGCGGCACGCGCACGCCGGGCATTCTCACGATCTCCGGCAACAACGGGTCGCCGCGCAAGTGGGATGAACGCGGAGGCTACGGCCTCACCGGCAGCACTCTCGTTTTCACCGGCAAGGGTCTCGCGGCGTTCGACATGCTGCTCGAGCTCTACACGGTCAAAGATTGGAACGATTGGGTTTCGTTCCAGAAGGTGATTGCTGTGCCCGCCAACGCTCGACCCAAGGTGCTCGACGTTGTGCACCCGTGGCTCGCCGACTACTTCGTCACGAAGTGCGTTGTGTTGGATGCAGCCTTTCCGAAGATGACTGAAGATGGCGTCACTCAGATTATCATCCCCTGCAAGGCGTTCAGGGGTGTGAAGTACGCGCTTTCAAAGCCGACGAGCGCGCAGGCAACGCCGACGGATCCGGTTGACGCGCAGATTGCTTTCAAAGAGGCAGAGCTGCGCGCGTTGAACGAGAAGTTAGCCAAATGACCGCGCCTGCCTTCGCCTTCGTCAACGACTTGCCCGTCGCAGCGATGCTTTTGCACGTGACGTCGCGCGGCGCGTGGTTCGCAGACATTGACCTCGAAGACGACGGCGACGTCGCGGCAGGCGCTTGCGTGCTGCTCATCGGGGACACGACGCTGCGCGGTTCCGTGATGCCCGACTTCAATGGCACTCGCGGCTTGCAGCGGAAGCTTCGCATTATCGGCGGCGGCGGAGGGTGGGGCACGCTCATCGCCGGCAAGGGCTATCACAACGACGCAGGCATCAAAGCGGTCACCGCCGCGCGCGATGTCGCTCTTGCTGTGGGTGAGTCGTTCGGCGCACTCGTGCCGGAGAAGGCGTTGCTCGGCGTCGATTACATCCGACGCGCGGGGCTTGCTTCACGTGCACTCGAGGAAGTGATCGGCAACGTGCCTTGGTACGTTGACTACTCCGGTTTGACGCAAGTTGGGGCTCGAGCGGGTAATGCCCCGACGGCTGAAGACTACGAAGTGCTCGAGTACAACCCGCGCACCCACGTGGCAGAGCTTGCAGTCGATTCGCTCGCCGTCGTCGGCGTCGGCAGCGTGATTAGCGCGCGTCTCGACACGCAAGAGACCATCCAGAGTTTTGACCTCGAGCTCAAGGGCACGACTCTGCGCATGATTGCAAACTGCGGTGTGACGCCTGATTCGACGTCGCAGATCGAAAACCTCGTGCGCAAGATCATCGAGCGCGCGACGGATGGGCGATTGCTTGGCCCCTTCAGGTACCGCGTCATTTCGATGAACTCTGACGGCCGGGTGAATCTGCAAGCCGTGAGCAAGCGCGCCGGCGTGCCGGATGCTTTGCTTGTCGAGCAGTGGCCGGGTCTCGCCGGCGCACACGCTGAGCTCACGCCTGGCGCGCTCGTCGTCGTGGAATTCGCGGACGGCGGAGATCCGACGCTTCCAATTATCACGCAGTACCAAGGCAAGCAGGGACCGGGCTACGTTCCGGTTTCTCTTTCGCTCTGCGGCGGAGACTCGCCCGTCGGCCGTCAGGGTGACTTGGTGCAATCGGGAGGCGTTGGTACGATCGTCACGCTTACGCCGGCGTTCGAGGCCGGCGGTAGCGTGCTGCCCGCGGCTCTCGCGCCGTGCGTCGGCCTCGGTCTGCCGTACCTCATCTCTTTCTCTGCGACGCCTCCGACGCCGTTGACTGCCGATCCGCTGTACGGCGCAATTGACTCGGGCTCGCCGAAAGTGAGCTCCGGATGACGCTGCGCTATCTCGGCGAGCTCTCGCTAGGCCAGGCGATGCCGTTGGCGGCGCTGGTCAATGCTGCGCTGGTTGGCGCTGTCGGCGTCGGCATAGGGCAGCTCCGCGCGAAGCTCGAGGGGCTTGCCCGCATGCAAGTCGCGCTCACCGTCGGTCCGCCGACAATCGCCGCGACGATCGAAGGCGCGATCAAAACCGTCGCGCGTCTCGAGGCATCGATAGGCGGGCCCGTCATCACTTTGCAGGTCGCTGCGATTGTCGCGTTGATTGGCGAATTGACGGCGCAGATCGGCGTGCTCAACGCGCAGCTCGCCTTGCAGTTCCCGCTCGGCGGCAACGTGCATCTGTATTCGTTCGACGGGCGCGCGAGTGAGCTAGGGCCGCAGCTTACTTCGGCGACGGCGGGCGGTTTCCCGGGCGGCGCGCCGACTGACCACGCAAACGCGCTCGTCATCGCCACAGTCGAGCCGGCAACTTGGCTTTCGATGCAGGCGGTGTTTTCAACATGAGCCTTCTAGACATCATCAACGCGGAGATCGCGGCCCTTGATTCGCTGGTGCCCGTGCCGGCCGAGCCCTTCGGCTATGGCACTGACTTGTCTTGCGTGTCGGACCTCACGCCAGACATGCGCGAGGTTGACCCGAACTCGCCGCAAGCCATCGGCGAGAGCGTTGTGCGCTTTCTCACGACGGAGCGCGACAGCATCCCAGACGCGCCGGGTCGCGGTCGAAACATCTATCGTCTGCTGAACCGACCGCTCTCCGCGGATGACATCATCGCAGAGCAATCGGGCATCTCTTCCGAAGTGCTGCTCGACGACCGAATCGATTCGGCGACGGTCGACCTGACTGTCGTTGGTCGCGGCAGCATCTCTATCGTCATTCGAATCACGCCGGTAGACCCGACGCTTGGCGGCTTCGACCTGGTACTCGCGGTCACTGACGGCGAAACGCTCTTCACTCTTCTGAATGCAGGTGCCACATGAAAGCAACGCTCGCGCAGCTGCTCGTGCCGCTCACTTCGAACGACTTCAAAAAGAGCATTTACAACGTGCTCGGCAAAGTCGGCGTCGATGTCACGACTTGGAAACCCGGCGCGGTCGTCCGGACGATTATCGCGGCTTTGGCTATCGTGCTCGCTGCGCTCTCGTCTTTGATTCCACTCATTGCAGCTAGCGGTTTTCTGGCGCTGTCGAGTGGCTTTTGGCTGACTCTCGTGGCGCGCTACGTGTACGGCGTCGAGCGCGACCTTGCGACGTTTGGCACTGGCGTGCTGCGTCTCACGAACACCGCCGGCGGCCTGTACTCTGTCGACGCTGGCGACCTGACGGCCATCAATCTCGACACGAAGAAGACGTATCACAACGCCTCTTCTTTCACGCTGAATCCCGGCGATACCATCACGATCGATATCGTAGCGGATGAAGTCGGAGCGGCGAGCACTTCGATTATCGGCACGATCACTGCGTTGCAGACGGCTCTCGTCGGCGTCACGTGCACGAACGTCACCGCCGTCGTGGGTCTCGATGACGAGCTCGACCCGGATCTCGTGGTTCGCTGTCTCGACAAGCTTGGCTCGTTCTCGCCGAATGGGCCGTCAGACGCTTACGCTTTCGTCGCTCGAGGCGCTTTGCGCTCGGACGGCTCGCGCATCGGCGTCAATCGAGTGCTCGTCACTCGCGACGGCTACGGAAACGTCTATGTGACGCTCGCAACGCCGGCAGGCATCGTCGCCGGCGACCAAGACGACCCGTCGACGGACCTTGGCGCGATCCGTCTGTCGATGCTCAAGCAGTGCGCGCCGCTATGTGTGGCGCCGTTCGCTTTCTCTGCGGTTACTGTGCCGCAAGACGTCACGTTCACGGCGTACGCCTACAATGTCAACGGCCTGACGAATGCGCTGGTGATATCGCAGATCTCCACTGCGCTGGCGACGCTGTTTGCTCGGTTGCCCATCGGCGGCCATGTGCTCGTCGCGGGCCCTGGATACGTGTTTCTCGATGAGCTCAAAGCGGCAATCACGGCCGCGGTGCCTTCCGTCTTTCACGTCGTGTTTTCGTTGCCCTCCGTCGACGTGCCGCTCGCGCCGGGGCAAGTGCTCACGCTCGGCGCCGTGACGGGCTTGGTTTCACTCGTCGCCAAGGATTCGCTATGACGAGCCCGACCTTCCGAGACCGGCTCGCGTCGTTCGTGCCGCGTTGGCTCAAGCGCGGCACAGCGGCAAAGCTGCTGTACGCGTTCGGTGTGCACTTCGACCTAGTTGGCGACCTGCTTGTCGAAGCGGTGCGCAAGCGCTTCCCTGAACCGAATTCGTACGATGCGCTTCCGTACATCGGCGCGGACCGCAAGATCATCCGCGGGCCGAACGAGCCGTCAGACGTGTACGCTTCGCGGCTCGCTACTTGGCTCGATGCGCATCGGCTACGCGGCAATCCCTACGTGCTGCTCGAGCAGTTGTACCTGTACTACGCGCCGAACAACTTTCCGATAGAGCTCGTGTACGCGTCTTCGGGTTTGCAGTTCTCGCTCGCTGTCGACGGGACGATAACCTACGCGTTCACGGCTTGGCGCGAGCCGGACGGCGACCTTGCGCGTTGGGCGCGCTGGCGCTTGTTCTACCACTGGCCTGTGCCTATCCCGCCGGCGGGACAATGGGATTCGTTGACAGAAACGTGGGACCTACCTGCAACGCTTTGGGATAGCGGGCTATCGGCAGAGCAGGCAGCGGAAGTTTTGGCGGTGCCTCAGGCTTGGAACGCAGCGCACTGCCTTGGCACCGTCGTTTTGCTTTCGCCCGGCGCAGAGCTTTGGGACTTCCCCGCAAGCACTTGGGATGACGGCGGAACTTGGGACGGGGCCGGCGACATTGTCTTTTTAACGATCTCGTGAAAGAATCAACGAAATGACTACAACGTTGACCAGTGCTGCGCCAACGACGCCGGCGGCCGCGACTTCGAGACTATCGCTGGTTCTGCCCATTGGTTCCGAGACACGTGTCATCGGCGGGCTGTATGCCGCGTTTCAGGCGTTGCTTGATCTCGCTGCGCTTGCCGCGAAGCTCGTCACCGGCGGCACGATTGGCGACGGCACCGGATCAACCGTTGCGCTCGCCAACAACGTAAGTTGCAAGAGCATGACGACCGTCAACGACTGCACGGTCGGCGGCGACTTGCATGCGGATTCCGGCGAGTGCTTTTTCGACACAGTGCACACTGGCCAGATCACGGTCAACGGCGCGCAGGTCAACGGCAGCACGCAGGAAACGCAAAGCACGATCTCTTTCTCGCACTCAGGTCGCATCGTGCCGAGATACGCGGACTTCGCGACGGGCGCGACGCTTGACGTGCGCGCTGCGAAGTATTGGCGCTACCCCGTGGGCTCGCCGACAGGCACCGCGACCATTGGAACAACGGGCTGCGTCGAAGGCGACACCCTCTTCATCCAGACCGATGAAGGGACCAACGTGCTGACGGTCAACGGCGGTCTAGCGATGCGTCAGGGAGCACTCGTCTCAAAAGCTCAGTTTCGTTTTACGTCGGGCGCCTGGGAACTGTACCGCTTCGACGCCTGAGGACACATGAGCCTCTTAGACGCGAAGCTGAACGCTTACACGCTGATTTCGGTTGCATTCGTGCAGCCGGCGTCGGATTCCAACGTTATCGTCAACGTGGACTCGTCGGCGTGGATGCCTGTTGGTCTCGCTGTCTTTTGCGAGAACGGAGGGGCGTACCTCGTCGTCGAGCGTACCTCTGACGATACTGTGAAGCTCAAGAACACCGGCGCTAGCGGCAATGCGGCGCCCGGCGCAACGATCCCCGTCGGGTCGTTGATGGCCGCCGGAAGCGCAACGCCTGGTTCCGGCGGTTTCATCGTGACCGGCACGCCTGCGCTCGGCGACGTGCCTACGTGGGATGGCTCGCAGTGGATTACGGCGGGACGCAGCGCGTTGGCTATCACAGCTTTCGCCGCGGTCAATCCGGTAGTCGAGACCGGCGCGACTGTCGTCAATCCAGCGTTCACCGCGGCGGAGAACTTCGCGCCGACGTCGTTGCTGCTCACGAACAACGCGAACGGCGAGAGCAAAGACGTACACACGACGCCGACGAGCATGGCGAGCTCGCAGTCGTACACGAGCAGCACGCCGGGTCACGTCGATACGTTCACGCTGACGGGCAACGCGCCGGGCTCTCCGACCGCGACCCGTACGGCGACGCAAACTCGAGGCCAACGAAACTACGCAGGAGTCGTCGCGATTGGTGCGAGCTTCGCAACGCTCGTCGGTTCGGCAACCGTCAACGCGCTCGATGTCGATGGCTCCTTCGCTTTCACGTTGACTGATGACGGAACGCATCAACTCGGCTTCGGTCGGCCCGCACGCTTCGGCGCTGCGACGCTAAAAGACGCAAACACTGGCTTTGGCGTGAGCATCACACTCGTTAGCTCGGCTTCTTTCACGAACGCATCGGGCTTTGCTGAAGCGTACAACTACTACAAGGTAGACGCGCCGGTGAACGGCACGCTCTCGGGTGTCGTGTCATGAGTACCGAGATTTTTGGCACGTTGAAGCCGAACGCCGGCAGCCCTCTGTCTATCGTTGATGGCGGAGGCAATGTCATACCGAACGTCAAAGATCCGGTTAATCCTCAGGACGCTGCGACTAAGTCTTTCGTGGCCGTCGCGGTTGCGAGCGGCACGCCTGTCACGACGGTGCAGATCATCGGCAGCGGGCACGATGGCGCACTCACGGTTTCGAGCGGCCTGACGACGCTGACGCGCGACGCGAACTATACGAATGTCACCCCAACGGGCACGGCACAGATAGCAGTCGCGGATTACCGTCTTTTTTGGAATGGCGTGCTCGACACGACGGGTGCACCTTCGAGCTGCGTCACGTCGAATGGCCCCGATGGTATTGCGGCCGTTGCCGATGTCGCAGGCACAGCGCCGCTCGGCGCGCCGTTCAACACGATGGGCGGGTCGACGCCTGGTCTCGCTGGTGTTGCAGGTACGACTGGCGTTGGCGGCAGCCCGCCGGCAACCGTTCAGCAACTTGCAAACGGCGGCGCCGCAGGCCCTTCGGGCGCCGGCGGTCTAGGTTCGTCTGGCGCCGGCGGGACGTTCCGCAGTGGCAACAATCCACTTGGTGTTACGCCACAATACCGATGGGTCGACAATTTCTATCGTGTGACGTCATCTGGCATTCAGATCGTAGGTGGTGGCTGTTCGGGGCCAGGAGGCGGCGCTGGCGCAGGCGACGGAACCAACAAGGGCGGAGGTAGCGGCTCAGCAGCAAGTGGCGCGGGCACGCTCTATTGCTCGGGCAACGTTCTCGCGCGTAACACAACGACTGGCGCCGGCGCTTTCCAGGCGAAGGGCGGTCGTGGCGGCAACGGCGGATCGGCCGCAGCGGGTAATTGCGGCGGCGGAGCGGCAGCTCCCGGCGGCGGCGGCGGCTCTGCGTTCATCGCCTACGTTGGGCTATCAGGTGCACCAAAAACGGGATTGATTGACGTGAGTGGCGGCGACGGGGGAAACGGAGGCAACGGCATAGGTACAGGCAGAGGCGGTCAAGGAGGTTGCGGCAGCGCCAATGGTCGGTGCCTGACTCTGAATCTGACAACGGGTACGCCCGCAGAGCTCGCGCCGGGCGTGGTCGCAAGTTCTGCAACGACGCCGGCGACGACCGCAGGCAGCGCCGGGACCGCGGGCACTGCGGGCCTTGTGACTCTTTGAAAGTCGGACCAATGAATATCTATCACTTCGCGACGCCGAGAAAAGTACGCTGGGAAGGAGAGCACGAGGGAAGCGCGAATGTTCAGTTTCTCGCGTTCTGCGAAGACGCGAGCGTTTCGCAAGAGATGCTCTCGGTTGTGAATTCTATCGGCGCTTCTGCCGAGGTCGTTGCACTCTCTTTTAACGCGCCGACATTCGTCATCTTCGACACGGGAGCAACGACGCATGCTGACTTGGTGACGTTGCTCGTTTTCACGGAGCACGCGCAACACGCGGATAGCTTGTCATCGTTGTTCCGTGAATTGCACGCCAAACACTACTTGGATGCGGACGGTGCGCATCATTGGATGCGCCACGCGACGAAAGAAGAGATCGAGATCCATCATCGCGTAAACGATGGCTTGCCTCATCTTCATCCGGATGAGCTCGCTCACCAAGTAGCGTTGCACCGCGGCGCGCGCGAAGGCGAAAAGGCGGAGTTGCCGCACAGCATCGAACACGAGCAAGAGCTGCATCTCAGAAACGAAGGCAAACCTTGGGTGCCTCATGCTTTGCGCACGAAAGTGCCGGACGCCATTCAAGCGAAGCGCTCGAAGGTCGAAGCGCGTCTCTTGGCGCACAATTCAAAGGGCGGCTCGTGAGTGCTCCGGCGCGAACTTATAAAGCTTGCCGCTCTTTCTCTCGCTGCCTGCTCAACGGGTGAAGGACAAGACATGCCCGGATTCTCTATCGGCATAGGCGGCATGGGTATTGGCGCTAGCCCTGGGGGCGGGTCGTCCGCGCCGCCGTGGACTCCAGCTCAGCTCTCAAAAGGCGTCGAGTATTGGGACATCGCAAGTTTGGTTGCGCTCGGCGATGGCGTAGTCGCGCCTAGCTGGACTGGGCAGCAACTAGGTGCGATTCTGAGTCCGTTCAGCGGTGACACAGATATCGGAACCGTCAAGCTCGCTTCTTTTCTAGGCGACGTGGCGACGCAGACAGCAGGACTAAAGATGTCTGCTCGAGCAGGTCTCACTGCGGACGCTACGGTCTGCGGCGTTTTCAACGGCACCAACAAGGTTTGGTGCGTCTGGATGATCTGCCAACTCGATTCTTCGGTGCAGACGAATTACTGGGGCGCGGGCTCCACTGTCGCGACGACCGAGTACATTCAGGCGCGCTACCTGCCAGCGGGGACGGTCAAGAACAACATGGCGCTGCGCGATGGTGTGGCGCTTAACTCCTCGGACAGTGTCACAGAATATCAGACGATGTGTCCGCAGCTGCTGCGGTGGGACCGCGTCGCCGGCGGCGTGACGACGATCTACGCCGATGAGATTTCGCAGGGCAGCACGCCAGTTCGCACTGACGCAGGGATAGCGATCAATCAGTTCGGAATTGGTTGCACGACATCCGGCCCCGCCGGCGGAGGCAATGTCAAGAACGCCTCGTACACGATCAACGCCTTCGGCATCACGACCGGTTTTTCTGCCTCGGATATCACGAATCTCGCGGCTTGGACTTGGCCTCGAGTTGGATTGAACTGGAAGAAGGGCCTAAATCCATGATCTGGGGCAGCGGAATTCAGTATCTCGTGATTTGTGGGCCGGCCCAAAGCAACGGACCGCTTGAAGGCCGAGGCACAGGTACGCCAACGCCCGTGACGGCCCCGCGTGCTTACGTCCACCGCTACGATGGGCAGTTGGTTGTTGCTACCGACCCAGCAGGCGACAACACGAACAATCGCTACACGACTTCAGTTCACGCTGGCACGAATTCGTATACACCGGCCCTGATGAACGCATTGTGGAATGGCGGCGCCGGCGTGTACGGAGACAACGACTCCCTAATCGAGTGCGGTATGGCTTTAGGAGGTACAGCCACTTCGCAGTGGACGACTAGCGCAGGTTCTGCGCCTCCAGTAACGAACGGCCTTTTTGGGATTTGGGAGCTGCGCTTGCGCGACCTTGTGCGCAACCTGCCGAATCCGAAGATCCTCTGCCTGATTGGCGACATTGGCGAGACTGACGCAACGTCCACGGCAACCGCACCCAACTGGTCGCCGGGTATGACCACCGTCTATAACGCGATGATCTCAATGCTCACTAGTGCGAAGCCAGCAGGGCTCGGTTTGACATTCGCCAAGGCGCTTCGCATGTTGCTGCGCCTTTTGCCTGACTTGCCCGCAACTGCGTTTACCGGATGGTCGCCGCCTGCGTCACCCAATGTGCAGGGCGCGGAGATCGCGTGGGCTGCAACACAGAACGGGATCCTGCCCAACAGCATCGCGACCTACAAACCGCCGGGCGGTCTCACCATGACGGGCAGCGACAACTTGCACTTTCAGACATCGGCGCAGACGATAATAGGTAGTGGAATCGGCGGTGTGATTGTTGCGGCACCGTAAGGAAAAGTCATGGCAAAGAAAAAGTCCAACGATACGTTTTCGCAGAGCAGTGGCCGCTATCAGGAAACGGTCGACGTGAGTTCGGTTGACTACACCGCCGTCAACACGGTACGCGGCATCTTCGTCGACGTTGCCGGCGTCGTCGCTGGCCGTCTCGTCGATGACGACGTCGACAGCTCTTGGACGCTTGTCGCGGGCGTGACGCACGGTCTCGTCTTCAGCGTCATCCGACATGCAGGCACAACGGCGACGGGTATCAAGCTCGTCGGCTGAAACCTCGCTGTTTTGCGCATGTGCGCTGTTTTTGTTGCCGCAGGTTAACGAAGCGGTTAGCCTGTTGACATGCAAGCAGTGCAAGCGTTTCTCGCTAGTCCCGTTTTCGCTTCCGCAGCCACGGCCGTCGTTGGGTCCGTCGCCTACTTCCTGGTAGGCAAGGCCGGCTCGGCGCTCGAGGCGCTTGGCGCGCGACGCAAGATTCTTGCGTTGGTCGTGCTCGGCAAGAAGCTCGAGGCGTTGGCCTACGATGGGCCCAAGCTGAACGGCGAGCAGGGTGCGAGCGAGGACATCGCCAAGTGATCTCGAGGCTCTCGAATAGAGGTCTCGACATCACGCTCGCCGCTTGCGTGTACCTCGTGGCGGTCGCTGGATATTCCGCTTTCCTCGGATTGCTGTTCAGCTGCTCGAGCATGCCGAAGCCGTGCGCGCCGCAGGCACGTATCGAGGCCGCGTATCTCGAGGCTGTCTTGTCACAGTGCAAGGGCTTCACCGTCGCGACTTGTCCCGCTGTGCCGGCGCTCAAAGCGAAGCGCGCGGCGGATGAAAAGGCGGCAGCGTGTCGGTACTAGGCAAGGTCGTCGACGAAGCGCTCGCCGTCATTGCCGACGAGCTCTATGCGATGCCTGCGCCGTTGATCTCAGGCATCGTAGATCTCGTCAAGACGGTCGCCGCTGCGCCGGACGTGCAAGCCGCGCTCGAGCGAGCAAAGGCAAACGTGCTCGCCGATGCCGTCGACGCGGCGACGGATGAGCTCGCCGACGAGCTGTTGAAAGCAGAGCCCAAGTGAAACGAAAGTTCAAAGTATTGGCGGCGACGGTCGCGCTCACGCTGCTCTTTGGCCCGGCGCTCTGTCTCGTCATCGCTGAAGCCATCTGGGACACGGCCAGCCGATGACGCACGCGTACGGCATCGACGTCTCGCACTACCAGAGCACGGCAGCGCCGGCCGGCGTGCCTTGGTCGCTGCTCAAGTCGAGCGGCGTCTCGTTCGTGATGGTCCGCGCGACCTACGGCACCTTCCGCGACCCGAGCGCTGTCGCGCACGTTCGAGCCGCTCGAGCCGTTGGGTTGCAGGTCGGTCTCTACCACTTCTTCCGCGTTGGTCAGAACGTGACCGACCAGCTTGCGGCGTTCAACGCGCAAGCGCTCGCCTGCGGCATCCGTGCGGGTGACATCTGCCCCGCGCTCGACATCGAAGACGAGCCCGGACCGCCGGCGATGTCTCCGAGCTGGAACACGGCCGCCGACGCGTTGATCTCTGGACTCGTCGCGAGTTTTGGTGAAGCGCTCGTGTACATCACACAGCGAGACTTCGGACGCCTCGGGAAGCCATCGTGGGTGCTCGAGCGCCCGCTTTGGGTGGCGCACTACACGGCGAGCGCGAAGCCCGCGACGCCGGGCGACAAGCCTTGGCGCATCTGGCAACACCGCGTCGGGCCGTTCGCGCCGAACGGCGACGGCGGCGCGTTCAAGCCGCAGCTGCTCGACCAGAATCGCGCAGACGTGCCCTTGCCGGTGTGCACGCGCGTGCCGGGCGCTTCCGGTAGTACCCCGCCGGCGCCCGACGACGCGCCCGAACACTCGCACGACGACCACGTAGCGCAACGTTTGGCAGCCTTCACGACCGACATCGACGTCGCAGGACACGCGGCACGCGACGTCGCCGAAGACGAGCGCCCGACGGACCCTGCTCCGCCCATCGAGCCGAGCGAGGCGTGATGCTGCCGCGCGTGCTTCTGGCCCTGCTCACGTTTGGACTCGCTTACCGCGAGCTCCGACGCATCAACAAAAGGATCGAACGAATGTCACAAGCTTTGCAAGCATCACTCGACAATCTGACCACCAAGTGCGAAGGCCTGCTCGCGGCCTGCGAATCGAGCGTCACCGCGCTCGGGACCGTGAAAACCGAGCTCGACGCTGCCCTCGCCGAGTTGTCCTCTTCTGGCGTCGACACGTCGAAGCTCGACGCACTGAGCGCACGCATCGAAGCGGAAGCGGCCAAGGTCACCGCCGCCGTCGCGACGGCAACGCCAGCGCCCGTTGCGCCTCCCGTCGACGCACCGCCGGCGGTCTGAACAACGCGCAAGAGATAGCGAGCGCCGTATCGTGTCGGCGCTCGCGCCTCCCTTCTAGGGGTCTACGACGATGTCTGAAAAAGAATGGGACGACAGAACACCGCCGGACTCGCTGACTGCGATGCGCAAGTCTATCGATGCGAACACGGAGAAGTCCAACGCAGCAGCGGATTGGGCGTTCAAGACTTACGAGCTCGTGCAGCCACTCGTGCGCCGCGTCGAGCAGCTCGAATCGGATGTCGCGGAAATCAAACGCGTCGGCTTTAGGTGGCCGGCGATGGTCGCAGCAATGGCTCTGGTCGCTTCGTTCATCGGTCTGGCCTGCGAGGCGCTGCGCTAGATGTCTCCGCCCGACTACCAAGGCGTGCCGGGCAAGCATCGGCTTAGCGATTCGGAGATCCGTGCTCGAGCTCGAGCGGCGGAAGTAGAGAGCGTGGTCGAAGAAGCGGAGGACCGCGCGAGCGTCGTCGACTTCGGCAAAGCCGTGCACGTGCAACACGGCAGACTGCGGATCGTCATTCCGTGGGTCGTCGTCGCGGCCGTGATTACTGCGCTCGGCACCTACTACGGCGCGCACACCGCACAAGCCGCGACCCCACCGAACGATGTCGTCTTGAACAAGCTCGCCGATCTGCAACGCAGCATCGACGCAAACGAGCAGGACCGAAAGCTACAGACGGCGCTCTTAATTCAACGGGTCAGCACGCTCGAGACCAAGAACGGCGAGACGCAGGCGCTCTTGACGGCTGCGCTGCACAGCCGTTAGGCGTGCTCCTTCGTTGCGGCGACGAACGCCGAGAGCGGGACTTCCGCGCCGCTGTAGAACACCGCATGCTCTGAATTCGGGTAGGGCTTGCAGCTCGTCGGCGTGCCGATGAACACAGCATCCGCAGGCGCAAGCTTGTACACGGCGCTCGCGCAGCCATTCGCATCCGTGACGGCGCCGTAGGCCGCAGAGCAATTCTGCGAGTAGCCACGAAGCGCGGGCGACATGCACTTCGTATCAGAAAAGATCGTGGTCTCGGGTGCCGAAAGCGTCACCGTCGGCGGCACGCACCGCAGGCTCGAGCCAAACGAAGTGAAGCTGCACTCTTCGTCGCGCTGCGAATCGTACCAAGAAACGAATTGGTTCGAACCGTCAGAGCCCTTGAGGTAGACCGCTTTCAACCGCGAGCCGTCGGTCGGCATTGCGGGTGCTCCTGCGCTCGCGCCTGCCGAGCTCGAGCCGCCATTCGTGGCGGCGTCGCCGGCGCTGGCGTCCGAGCCGCCTGAAGACGCGCCGGCGGCCCCTCCCGCGCTCGCGACGGCTACCGTTGGCGCCGTGCTCGACGAGCAGGCGGCAATCATGATGTAGGTCGCGAGACTCCCGCCCAAGAACTTAGCCGCGTTTTTCATGACCGGAAAAGCTAGCAGATGTCTGCAAAGCCTGCCGGCTGGTGCCGTCTTCGCCGCGGTAACAGGTCAAAAGCATCGAGCCGCAGCGCTCGCAGACGACGCCGGCTTCGAGACCGACGGCGAGCGCCGTCCAGCTGCGCCAGCCGCAATCTAGGCAAAGCCAGCAGGCGCAGCCCTTGTCGGTCAAGTCCTTCGAGCCGCCTTGCACTCCGGACACGTGACGAGCATACCGCCGGCGGCTTCGTTCGCTTCGGCGTGCTCCCAACTAACGAAGGTGAACTCGAAACATACCCGACGACCGCACTCGGTTTTGCGGCCCTGTACGACGACGCAAGTGACCCATTCGGGGCGTTCGGTGTCGGGCATCACGCTCGCCGCACAGATACAACGGCCTCGAGCTCGAAGACAACGCCGGGGATAACCGGGCGGTCGTCGGCCCCATGTTGGCGCGCGAAAGCCTCGATCTTCTTCGTGTCTTCGATCAAGTAGTCGAGCGGCAGCATGTCTTTGAGCACCCGCTTGACGCGCCACACGCCGCGGACGCTCGAGCCCTCGAGCTTGACCGGCTCGGCTTCGTCGGCAGCGACGAGCGCCGCAGTGAGGGCCTGCGGGCTTTCGTCTTGAGCCGCCTTGGCTGCTTCCTGGTACAGCCGCTTCTGCTCGGCTTGCTTCGCGAGCATGAACTTGCCGAGGGCCTTTTTGATGGTGCTCGCGATCGTATCGTACAGGTCGAGTACGGGCTTGAATTCGGCCTGCACTCGCGCGTGCTCTGCGTTGATGGGCGCAACGCGCTCTTTGCGCAAGCGCTCGAAGAAGTCGCGCTCTTTGAGGCGATCACGCAGGTAGGTATTCGCTTCTTCGGCATCTTCATCGTTTGCGATGTCGATGCCGTCGAGCGACTTGAGCTCGTCCAACGCTGCGGCGTAGCCGATGGCAAGCGTGTCGGGCGCGACGGGATTGGGCTTGCTCACGGTAACGCCTTCGCACACCCGCCGGCGGGACACTTGCAGAAGGGCGAGCCTTCGATCTCGTCGGGCGCGCCGGCCTGCGACGGCACGTAACCCGTGACTTTCCAGTAGTTGTCTTCTTTCGTGATGTCCGCGTACTTGCACGGCGGCAAGTCTTCGGGAGACGGCGCGCCGCCGCAAGCCATGGCGAGCAGTGAGAAAGCAATCAGCAGCAAAAGCGTTTTCATCGTTTTTTAGTCCTCGGTTTGGCTTTGCTCGAGTCTGATATTCCGAGCTTTTCAATCTCATGTGCGAACCCCGCAGCGCGACCAAGGCGCGCGCCCTGGCCTTCGACGACAGCAGCGCGCGCGGGCTCCGCCTCGAGAGCCGCAAGCAGGTGCTCGACGCGTACGAGCCGCAGCTTGCCGAGCTTCGTGTGCTGGATCTGCCGCTCGTGAATCAACGCCAGAAAGCGCCGTGGCTCAATGCCGAGCGCCGCAAGGCAGTTGTCCTGAGTGACCGCGATGGGCGCGACGGGCGCGCCAATCACAGCACACCCCGCAGTTCAGCGTCGCGCGGATCGACCAGGCCTAGGCCTTTCAAGGCACGGCGAATCGACTGCAAAACGGCGGGTCGAGGGTCGCTCTCGTGCTTGAGGTACTTTTCAACCGTGCGAGGGTCGACCTCGGCGCGTGCGGCTATCTTGATGTAGTCGAGACGTGTCCATTTTTTGGACGTGGGCATGTTTTTCATTGTTTGTCCTTCGGTTTCGAGCGTTCTCGTTCGATGACACGCGCCGCGTGCTCAAGCGTCGCGTACAGGTCGTCGACCAGCGCGTCGTATGCTTGCGACCGCGCCTTGATGTCCGCGCGCCGCGCGTCTTCTTCAGCTTTCTTCTGGCGATAGCCATCCAGACTGACGACCTTCACTTAATAACCTTTGCTCGACGTTGAGCAGGTGTGCCGACATTCGCTTGTATTGCTGCACGCTCAACGCGCACGCGGGTGGACGGGTACACCGAGCCGGGAGCGATGTAGGCTTTTCGGATGGTGCGAGCATCGAGCGGAAAGCCGCCGTTGATCTCGGCGCTAGCGACTTGGATGCGCAGCACTTCGAGATCGCTAACCAAAGGCGTTTTCATCGTTTGGACCCTCCGCGGCCGGTTCGGCCGAAGTGAAAAAGCCCGATGCCCACGGCATCGAGCGTGTTGTGCCATTCGTGCGAGTACTTCGTAACTTTGCCCGTGCGCGCGTAGCCGGCGCACGCGTGCTCGATGACGTCCCACGTGTCTTCTGGGAAGAGCGCGCGTTCACTCGGCAGCATCACGCGCCAAAGCCGCTTGTGATGTAGCGGCTTCTTAGTCGATGCCTTCCAACCGCTCGGCGAGTACTCGACGACGGGCGCACGGAAGGCGCCGACGACGAGCGCGCCGTACCAGCCGCAATCAAAGACGCTCTCCCAATTGGGCGTGTCGCTGTTGATGCGCGGCTTTTCAACGACGACGAGAGACACGGCCGAAGGCGTGTGCACATACATGGCGGTCGGCGGAACGAGAAAGCCGACCTTGACGCAGATCTCGCCTTCGAAGTACGCGGCGGCCGTTCGCGCCTTTCCCGTGTCGAGCGCGACGATCATGACGGCTGCGCCACGCACCAAGCGGCGGCTTTCTCGATTGCTTCGATTCGAGTGATGCCGATGAAGCTGCCCGCGGTGACCTTGAGGCCCGAGAGCGTGCAGTGCCAGCCTTCCGCGTGGTAGCGCGGACCGATAGACACATCGCGCGAATTGCGGTCGTCGAGCACCCAACGCTCGAAGACTTCCCAAGCTTTCGACTCGCGCAGTGCGAGGTCAATCTGTTCGGGAGTGAGGCCGACAGGGAAGGGGTCACCCGTGTTTTTCTCGATTGCTTCTTCGATGCGTGCGAGCGCGGCGCACGCTTGCGGGCTGACCGTGACATCCGAGAAGATGCGCACCGTTTGAAAGTCGAGTTTCAGGGACATCACTGCACCGCCGCAAGTTGCTCGGTCATGCTCGAGAGCGCGGCGGTTTCGTGGCGTGTCAGCCGCTCACTGCGAATGACAGCAATGCGCGCTAGCTCTTTTGCAAGAGTGTCGTCTGCGTCGAGAGTGACGCGTACCGCGTCATCACCTTCGGCGCGCAGCCACTCGACGACCCAACCCTCGGTCAGTTTAGAGACTTGCGAATTGCTTGGCGTGTCGCCAGAGCGAATGCCCATGAACCACACTTCGGACGGGCGCGACGAATCAGGGCGCAAGTCTGGGATTGCGTCGTAGTCGCACTTACGCAGGTTCGCGAGTGTGCCCACGAGGCACGCGCACTTACCGTGATAGGTCGAACCGTCGACGCGCCCGTCGCGCAGCGCCGAGAGCAGGCCAAGCACTTCGTAAGGCGACTTCGCGAGCACCGCGAATAGATCAGCTTTGATCTCGCCGAGGTTCGCGCTGCGGAGGTTCGCGCCGCCGAGGTTCGCGCCGCCGAGGTTCGCGCCGCCGAGGTTCGCGCCGCCGAGGTTCGCGCTGCGGAGGTTCGCGCCGCCGAGGTCCGCGCTGCGGAGGTCCGCGCTGCCGAGGTCCGCGCCGCCGAGGTTCGCGCT